CGGTCGTCGGCTGGCACATTGCATGCGACGACGGAGCGCTCACGAGCACGATGAGCCCGGAACTACCACGGGCGTTGGCCAACTCGGGGGTTGGAGTGTCACCTGGAACTGTGGCGGCCATTTTGAAGGGTGACGACAAAGCACTGCGGCGCGTGGCGAAGGCATCCGCACTCGCACGCGCGGCGGATTTCGCGGGCATACTGCCGTCCGTCTCAAACAAATACTACGAGTACGCGAAGAGCATCACGACGCTTGCCGTGGAAGACAGAGAAATGAGCATGCGCACTTTCGGAGAGGACGGTCACGGATCAACTGAGATCGAAGAAATGATCATCAGCGAGAATGCAGCGATAACACCCACAAAGGAATTGGTGACGCTGGAAAAGCTTGGCTATGGAGCCACACCAGCGGACATCGAAAGGTTCAAAACATACACTTGGTCCATGGACCCGGAATGCTTGACTGACTACCACGGCTTCCATTGCTCATTACCGCCTAACTGGCGGTGCTGACCCATGAACGATGTGAACCCTTGCATGCCCTCTCATCGGTTTTTTTTTAGGGGGACGTGGCCGTAAGACAACGACGGCCGCGGAGAAATGTGTGTGTCCAAACAAACTTCGGATCAACCTGCCGTCCCCGCGGACACCCTTCCGCAGATCGCCCCGGGAGGTGCACCAACATAGGGCAAATTTCCCTAGGTGCGGCACATGCCTTATTCTTCTGCCGACACGCTACGCGAGCGTAATCGGTGAGAGCCTGGTGGTGGGGAGCGGACCCACCTGAGGTGAGGCTGAGGGGGCGCCCGATTTAGTCCCGGGTGTAATGCCAGACTTAATGCCCCTTGGTACGAGACCCCCAGGGCGTGGGCCTATACAGACAGTAGGTCAACAGTAGTGCACGGCTGGTAACGGCCGTGCGTTGCAAGGGGTTCTTCCAGATGGAGACGGTACCCAGGCCGGATGGAATCCGGTGTTGGGCTGGGAGCGAGGATGTCGGGCACCCCGTACTGGTCAGAGCTGAACAAGGCACGAGCCAGCCGCAAATCAGCCTGGTCAGACGCTGGTGTTTCGAGTTACGGGCCATCGGCCCCGCTTCGTATTCTGGACCGACGACTTGTACAGTCGCGTCGTGTATAGACACACTTGAGCTGTGAGCTGGCCGCCCGGACTGGGTTATGTCCAACTGTGTAGAAGGACGGCTTACGGATCAAGTGATGCGCGCTACCCGGTCTGTGTTCATGCCAAAACGAACACACGTGACCAGACCGGAAGAAGGGAATCCCCCTTGAAGGCATTTGTACAGAAACCACACGAAGCCACTGTCGTATCACGAAGATTCAGATGGCGATCAGGCGCAATGGAAACAGGCGCGGAGCCTCCCTTAAACGAGCATCAGGTCGTAATAATCGCCCTCGTCGTGCTGCTCGTGGTAATGGTAATGCGACCCGCAGTCATGCAACGGACGTACTTAGCCAGGGAGTCGGAGCCCTTCCTATGAGACAGTTTGGAGCGACAAGTCGTGCAACACTGGCGTGTTGGGACGCGAAACTACCTGCACACTTGGGCCTGCCTCGACCGGTGGGCCCCTACTTGGTAGTGCGAGCCACACGGATGATCAGCACGAACCGCCATTGCATAGCATTCGGGACCTTCAAGGGACCGTCGGGAGTGGACAATTGGAACGCCGACAATTGGAACACGATCTGTGCCATCGCAGATGTGAACTCATCGGGCCACATCGGAGCCCAGGAC